TAAGATTCATTTTATTAGAACCATCAATAAAATCTTTTGGTGCTATTGTTGTTTCAACCCCAGCAGTTATACCAATATTATAATGACCTTTTGGTTCAAATTCATTTGCCACCGAAACTTGCATAAACACATCGGGCTTCTCTCCAATCTCACCAATAACTCTTTCCAACATCCAAGCCCCAAATTCATCTTGATTACTAACTTGGTTTTGCGGAGTATTACCCCAACGAAGCGGAATAATCTTTATATCGTACTTATCCATCTTACGAAGCGATTTCATCAAATCTCTACAATGGTCACCATATCCGCTTCTAGTAAAAATAGGTCCCTGAAATACTAATGTTGGTTTATTCATATACTATAACTTATTTAACTTTAAATACCTCAAATCTTTGGCGAGGTTTCCAATTTTCAAATGTTGATTCAATTCCGTCAATTAAAGTTTGGCACATATTTGTATGTGATAGTCCAGCTTCATTGATAAAATGCTCTCTACCAATTAAAGCGTTTGCTTTTCTTTGTTCTTTTGGTGTGTTATATACTTTAAGAATTGCTTCAGCAACATCTTCAATATCAACTCTATCATCCCAAATATAAGGTGTAGGTACTGAACCTGCTAATGCTAATGCTCTACTCCAAACAGGTGTAGCCCAAGGACCAGGTTCTGCTTTACCTTCCCATTTTCTCCATTCATGTAAAGAACCAATCTTAATATAATCATCAGCTGTAAGTACGTTACCTTCAACTTTAAATCCACATTGGTCTTGCAATCCACCAGTTACGTTTACAATGATTGGAGTTCCAGCCATTACCGATTCTGCAGTTGCTAATCCGAATCCTTCGTTGTTAGCTATGTTGATTGTTACATCTGCTATATTATAGTTCCAATTTAATTCATGCTGTAATCTTCTCTTTTCTGAAAATATGATATTACAGTTAGGTGCTACTGCTTCAATTACTGCAGGCAAGTCAGTACCATTTTCATCAACAGGTTGTGTGTGCATTACTAATACACATTTATCTGCCTTTTCTTTACCAATCTTATCACAAAACTTTTGGAAAGCTACAATAACGTCTGCTGGTTGCTTTCTTCTGATATTACGATTGCTCCAATAAAGAACAAAATCGTATTCCTTACCACCTAAAATTTCTTTACGATATTCAGTTGGTACATCTTCTGGTTTGTAGATATCAGTATTAATACCATGTGGTACATAACTTACTTGCCATGGAGCTTTTGTTTTCCAAGTTGGTTTATCGTTTCTTTGACCTATTCTACTAATGATACCATATGTTTGTCTTGAAATACATCCAATCCAATCACAACTTTCATAGTAATTACGATTGTACATTGGGTCTGGTAAATCATCCCAAATTGCGTAGAATAAAAGTGGAATATTTTGTCTTATTTCATGTTCGATATCATACAACCATGTCCAATAACGAGGGTCAGTAAAGTGTAAGATAGCATCAGGTTGTTCTGCGTTAATTAGTTGTCTAATTAAATCAGCGTTACCATATCCATTCCAAGGTAAAATCTTTACACTAGCATCTGCGATTCCATAATTCTTTTGAATATCTTCGCTTACATCTAATACTCTACCTTGCTCTGGGTGGTTAATTGCTGCACCTACCTGAAACCAATCGTATTTGTGAACTGTCCCTAATACTAATTCTTTGGACATTGTAGCGATACCACTCGCCATTCTTAAATCATCTGAAAGTAACAATATTTTTTTCTTTGCCATAACTAATTTTAAAATTGTGAACCTGAAATTTGTAATTGTAAATACTCATTCATTTCTTTACGGAATTCTTCATCTTTAACATATCTTTCAACAGTTCTATTTACCAACTTTTGAAGGGTAACATCGGAATCAAAAGATACTTTTTTAAATGATGAGTAAACATCTTTCAAGATTTTCACAGTAGTAAGTTTTGTGTTTTCTTGATTCATTGTAATTTTGTTTATATATTTGTATATATAAGTATATTACAAAAAGAAAAAACAATAAATTTTAAAGAACTTTTTTTAAGAAGCTTTTCCATCACAATGCTTTCCTAAAAATTCGCACCATTTACAATTCTTTTTATTCTGACCAGGTACTTTTGGAAATTGAATATCTTTGAATGTACCATCATCATTAAACACAGTATTTATAAATTCCATAAATTCATCATGTGCTTTGGTAACAGATGGTGCACCATGCGATGGAGCGTGCTTTGATATATAAGGAACTGGAAATGCTGAATCTTCAGGCAACTTCCTTCTCATAATTTGATATTCTACTCTAATTTTAGAAAGTGGAATATTAAATAATTCTGAATAATATTTTTTATACAAAAGGATTTGTGCGTTTTTGAACTTATCCGCCTTTTGATATTGATTCCAACCCATTGTTGATGTTTTAAGGTCAATAATGATAATTGAATTCTCTGCCAAATCTCTAAGTACAATATCAATGAATCCAATAAAATGGACACCTTCTTTTATTTTAGCATTCAATGGAATTTCAATACCAACTAATTCAAATCCTGATTTAGAATAAAACTTATTAAGATTCTTTTTTAACCACTCTAATATTCTTCTACCATCACCATAGAATTCTTCTAATTCAATTTGCTCACAAGGAACACCTTCACTAAGAGCTTCTTTTTCTTTTTTGAAGTTTTCTTTTAATCTATCTAATAATAATTTATCCAAATCAATCTCATCGGCTTGCTTTTTGGATACACCATACATTACTGAAAGATAGTGTTGGATAGTTTCGTGCATTGAACTACCAAAGATAGTGTGAATGTTACCAGAACTTTCACCTAATTTATCTATATAATTTAACTTATATTGTTGCGGGCAGCTACTCCACATTGAGTACTGCGAAAATGATACTTTTGCCATAATGTAAAGATACGAAAAATAGTTGATAATACCAAAACTAAATCTTCAATTTTAGCTTTGTAATTTGTTTAGGGTCAGTACCATACATCTCACATATTTCTTTAATATGTTGTTTACCATTGTTTGTCTGATATAATATATGTACATATTCTTCTGCCTCACCCAAAGATACTTCATATTTTCTAGCTACCAATTCAATAACCCAACCTTCATACTTATCAGCTGAAGCTGGTTTCATATATTTCAAAAATGCTCTTTGTTTTGGAATCAATCCTATTAAAGCAAGATACATTGCTTTTGGTGGAGCTTCTTGTAAATATGGTTGTATATCTGCAATTGTAGTTATCCAATCAGGATTCATAGAAAGAAAACGGAGTATCATATAGTTACTCCATGTCTTTTTATCACTCTCATCAAGCTTATCCCAATACTTTGGGTCTTTGTGTTGAGTTATTGCGTTAAGATGGTCAAATAAACTTTTAGCCATTTGTAATATCTAAATCTAATGAGCGAGTTTCCGCTGCGGTTAATTTATCTTTTTGTTCTAATGCTCTTAATTGCACAGGTTTCATAAGTTCTTGCTCTGCTCCACAATCACCACAAAGATATACCTCAAAAGGTATCATCATATCCTGGTCACCACCATAAGCTAACTTAGATAATTTTCTCATCTTTATAGCTGGTAAAAATGTTTTACCACCACATTCACAAAATACAGGAACTGATGCTGATATATCTACCTTTGGTTGTGGTTGTTGTGGAAGTTCTCCTTGCCCAATAATGTTTGCCATATTATATTAATTTTAAAATTTCTATTAAGGTTGCAGCTGCAATAATTTCTTTATCAATTGCTACCGCAGATTTTGTTACACCATCACCCAATAATAAGATAACACCAGAAGTATTATCTCCAGCATATTCTTCTACCTTATCATAAAGGACTGTATATAATTCTGAAAAATCCGTTGCTTTACTATCAATCAAAGCTTGTCTAACTTTCATATATTTGTTTCGGTTATCATCTTTAGATTTTAATATATCAACAATTTTTAATTTATAATCATTTTCTAATAGATTTTGAACATCTACTTTCAATTTACCTTTATGTGAATTTAATTGACAAGTATTGATAACTTTACGAATATCAGGATAAGATGAATCAATGATTGGAACTAAATCCTTCACATCAAATTCAATACTTTCCGATTTCAAAATTTTACTAATTTGAATTGCTACGTCTTTTTTAGTTGGCGGTATAATCTGAAATGATTGGCATCTACTTTGAATTGGTTCGATTACTTTCTCTACATAGTTACAAGTCAAAATGAATCGGCAATGCTTACTAAATGTTTCCATTAAGTTACGAAGAATGGCCTGAGCGTTTTGTGACATATAATCAAACTCATCCATTATAATAATCTTATATGGTTTGAATCCCATCGAAGAAGCAAAATTCTTTACTTTAGTTCTAACGGTATCAACGTTGTTTTCATCTGATGCGTTGATGATAATATAATCACAATCTAATGAATTTACAATTAACTTTGCCAATGTAGTTTTACCAGTACCCGCTCTACCATATAGTAATAAATGTGGTACATCTCCACTTTCTAAATACCCAGCAACCTTTTCTTTTAGGTGCTCATTACCTACATAATCTTCTAATTTATTAGGTCTATATTTTTCCACCCATAAAGAGTGATTGTTTTCTTCTTGCTGATATTCAAACATAATTTTATTTTATTTTCCAGTTGAACCGAATCCACCTTCACCTCTTTCGGTATTTGATAATTCATCCGCTTCTACAAATTCAATTGGTGGATAAGGTATAATCATAATTTGTGCAATTCTGTCACCTACTTTGTAAAAATCATTTGGTTGGATTTCTTTAACTTTCATCTCATCATACATTCTTTCTCCACCAAATATTTTATTAAATGTAGCTTGTAATTCACCTCTATATCCGCTATCACATACTCCAACTGAATTACTCAATTGTAAACCAGTCTTTCTAACTGATGAACGAGGAAATATCAATCCCACAAATCCTTCAGGTATTTCTAATGCGATACCCATACCATATGTAATTTGTTCAGGCGTATCTGATATAATTGATGTTGCTACTAAATCCATTCCACCATCACCAGGTTTGGCGTATGTTGGAATTATTGCATTAGGATTGAGTTTCTTTATTTTCACTTCCATTTTGTAAGTTTTTAATTGCTTCTCTTTGTTTTTCTCTCATTTCTCTACCTTCATTGGTAAGTTCTCTAGCAAATATTTTAAATAATTTACCACTTTGTCCATTTTGAAAAGTAATGTATGAATTTTCAACATTAGTAATTGTAAAAATTACTTTTGGGTCTTCATTTTTATTCATTTCATCATCTGTCCACGCAAATATTTGTGGTTCATCTTCATCGAACTGAAAACACCATTCGCATTCTTCATACTTCTTTTGTGTTAGTACGATTGGTTCAGATTGTTTTGTTAAAGAACCATCTCTATTTGTATCAATAGTTAATACAGTTTCTTTTTTTGTTTTTTTGCTTTTTGCCATATTGTTTGTTTTTATCTTCCTACTTCTCCTAAATACTTTTGCTTCATTTCTTCCCAACTCATACCAATAGCATCTATGTAAAATAAGTGTTCAGGTTTTAATCTGCCTTCTTCATGCAGTTTTGTATATCTACTTATAGCGTGTTTCTTCCACCATTTGTTAATGTAATCCACACCTTGCTTAAATTTATCTTTAAGGATTAATTGGTCTTCACTAATTCTA